TTTTAACTCATCTTTTAAAGCAGTTACTCTAGCTTTAATATCTTGTGCGGTTTCTCTTTTTTCAGCCATAATTTGTTATTCTTATTTGATACCCATTAATTTCATTGCTTTATCGTTCTTAGCTGCAACAACCTTTGCTCTTTTATCTATTTTCTTTTTAAGTGCTTTTAATTCTGGATCTTTGTCTAATGCAGATTCAACATCATCTGGAAGGTCTTTACCTTTTAATGCAAAACCAAAAAGTTTTTGTGCCAACCCCTCTAATACTTTTTTGTCATACTTTTCTAATAATTTCATTATATACTCCTAGAATTTTCAATAACGAATGGAATGATTCAATAATAAATATAACAACTGATAAAAATGTTACTTGCCACGAGGAAGTCCAGGTTTACTCATCCCTTTAGATTGTTTGGATTGCTTTTCGATTTCTTTTTTCTCATCTTCGTAAGCTTTTTGAAGTCGTTTTAGATAGAATGTACGAAGAAATATAGGCAAATTATAAGCTTCAGTAAAAGAAAATCCTCCTTTACTATAAAAGATTAAATTAAATATTTGTTCGTGTATATTGGGTTTATCTTCGGGCTGCAGGCCAAAGAAACTGGACGGTCATAGGGACCGTCATCTCCTCTTCATATGCACATAATGAACATTCAAAAAGGTATGTCATATCAACATCAGGTAAAGTAGATTGTAAATGTCTACGAAACTCTAATGAATCTCTTGATAAAAATTGTTCTTCTACGAATTTATTAACCTTAGTTCTATTACGTTCACCATCAACTGCTATAATAGTTTTCTTCATACGTGTAGTAATTTCTGGATCTATACCAGTACCTTTGGTAATCTTTTTCATAGCTTTCATTTCTTCATCTATATCACGTTCATCTTTTTGTGTGAGGAATTTATAAGTAAGTTCAACTTTAGTAGCTGGAAGTTTAAAAGTAAATTCATTCGTACCTTTATCTTGCTTTGAATTATCAACTACTTTATCTTTAAATGTGGTTAAATCAATGGAATCTTTATTATGTTCTGCACAAGCAGGACAATCAACTTCAAAATTATACTCTTTACCATATCCAAGAATTCTAGCAGCAACCATTAAACCATTCTTATCCCCAATTAACATAGAATCTAAGTTAACTTTTTCGTCTACTACAAGAGCTTCAAGTAACTTATCAATTACAATTCCTTTACGAATTAAATTCTGTGAAGTAAGAATATCTTCTTCTTTTGCTGTCATATACTTAATTTCGATTTCTCCACTTGACAATGGATCGTCATTTGAATAATAATATCCCTTAGAAGGCAAAGTAACTACCTCTGTAGGAAATTTAGTTTCAGGCATGCTGAATCTCCTTTGTTAATATTAGATGTAAAATCTGGAATAGACTTTATAACCATTCCATAACCTTTAAAATTTAATTTTTTTTATTTAGCTTGATTTTCCTACAGCGTCACGAACACCATACAGACCTAATGCTGCAAGAACACCAAATACTGATTCTGGAATTTCAATTCCGAACTCACCAGCGATACTAGCTGCACAAACAACAACTGCTGTCCAAATTGTTTTTGACTTATACCAAGATTTATCTGCGATAACTGACATAGTATATCTCCATTTCTTTAATTATATATATCGAAGTTAATAAAAAATAACCTATAAAAATTAGAATTGTAATATTGCGTAATCATACCTTAATGTTAGAGTTACTTCTACTGGATCATTTGTAGCCCAATCTAAATCATTAAAAGCTGCTGTTTGAATCCAAGCACCTTTCATTGTCCACTCTTCTACTATATCACCAACAGGTCCTAAAACATTCAAAGTAATATCTTTCTTATAGAAATCAGAATATCCATCTCTACCTGTTACAGATTCATGGGATAATCTAACCCATTCCATAACTGCTTGTGCTGCAGAAGGTACAACTGGATCATACAAAGTACATTCTAAAGTTTCCCAAGTTCCTTTACCTTTAACCCACCTTTTTACATTAATATGATTTAATTCAATCTCTTCAAATGCAATTGTTGGTCTGTTTGCTGTCTTAACAAGGTATGCAGGAATCCCTTCCATATACATGATGTAACGATTTTTAGTCTTCGGTTCAAATGGTGTAAACATTATCTCAGAAGGATCAAGTAATTCAGGCATTCTGTTTCTCCGATTATTTAATTATTACTTTACTTTCATATATAAATATAACAAACCTAAAAAATTCATCATCATCTTATCATTAAAAAAACTATACATTCTTAACAGTTTTTTAGAAGTTTTATTTTATACAATAAAAAACCCCTCATAAGAGGGGCTTTTTACTTTCGTATGACTACGATTATATGTTATACTCTATTATAAATCAAATTACTCTGGAAATGTTGCTCCAGTAGGTAGTATAACGAAATCTAATACGATGAACTCTGCTGTTCTTGTAGGTTGAATGAAGATTTGACCAACTAATTGGTTTCTATCCACAACATCAGGTGGATTATTACTGTCATCCATTACTACTTTAAAAGCGGAAAGTCCACTGTTAGCCTGTACTGATTCTAAGAAAGGATTCACAATATTCATGAATCTATTTCGTGTCGTTGCATCATTTTGCTCAAACACTAAATATCTACTTGAACTTGCAATAAACTTCTTCAATTTAATCAACAATCTTCGAACATTAACTCTGTCAAGTGCTGATGGTTTGCTTTGTAGAGTCTTCTGACCCCAAACAACCACACCTTGACCTGGAAATGATGCTATTGGATTAAGTCTACCTTCATACAATTCATCACGTTCCGCATGTGTTAATCTCGTTTTTGCTTCAAGTACTGTTGTCAGACCACCTCGGTTCAATCCAGCTGGCGCAAACCATTCATGTGCTACTCTGTCGGTGTAAGCGATTACACCTGGAAGTACTACTGAAGGCGGCACCCATACCGGTAGGTTATTACCATCATCTAAGATTTTAACCCACGGATAATATGTAGCTGCATAATTAGTATCTAATGTACTGATATCAGAACACGCATTAGTTATACCTCTAGACCAAGAAGAACCATCCATAACAAAAAGAGCATCACCTCTATCTTCCATTTTTTCAATGGCATGATTTGTTAATTTTGGATGATATTGATGGATAATTCCAGGCATTACCAAAAGATTAATATCAAATTCATCAGGATTACTTATAGCGTTAATTGCTCTTTTATAAGCAACAGTTCCACTAGCTTCATTGTTTGAACAATTGAATCCCATTGTATTTGTAGCTGATATATCATTAGCTGTATTCTTTGGTGTTGCTGGATTAGCTCCATCAAATCCCCATTGGAAAGGAACAACAAATTTACGTTGTTTAATATGTGAATTAGATAAACTTATTTTTTCAGTTCCATCTGCATATACCGAACCACCTAAATCAGCTGCTGATGCATGTCCGTACATGTCTTCAAGACTCATACTAACATTGTTACCTGCTGCTGCATTAAGAGGTATAGGTGATAAATACTGATGGTTATCGAATTCTGAAGAACCGAATTTAAATCCATAAAGTACATTACCATCAAAACTTCCTTGTGCATTTTCCTGAACTTTCTGAAAAGATGCAGTAGGAACTTGAGATGCCGTACCTAATACTGGATTTATTACTGCTGCGTGTCCCATTGGAACAACCGTCTTTGGCATTGATTCAACGTCTGCAAAATCACCAACACGAATATGTTTACTCATATTGGGCCAATCACCTTTATATGTCAATTTACCATTTGAATCAATCTCAACAAATCTACTTCCAATCCTACGTGCAAAGTAATTAGCACTTGCAGGATCAAAAGTTAGACTATCAAATTGTTCAACCACTTGATCATTGTTAACTTTACCTGGCGCATGTCGTCTAATTTGTACTGAAAATGTTCCATAATCAGAACCAGCGACTGCACTAGCATCTTTAACGTTCAATACTGATACTTTAAATTGAGCACTCATACTTGAACCGTGGGATCGAGTATAAACTCTAAAGAGACTATACCTTGCTCCACTTATTCTTTGAGACTGAACATATGGTGTTCTAGCTACAGAATAACTTGAGTTACCTGTCCAAGAATTAGCATTACCATCTGCATCAAAAGACTGTACCCCTGATGTAAAATCAAATGTGTTATCTCCTACAGATTCAGATGCTGAAACATATGCTTGAGCTGAACCAGCTGTATATGCTGCATGTGATTGATGTGATTTAAAGTTTTTATACAGATAAACAGGTGCAGTATCCTGACCTGATTTCTGAACCTGTGGATCAGAACTTAATACTTTATCTATATAATCTGCACTAGACGTATTAAATGAAATAGTTTTACTAAAAGCTGAAGTATCACTACCACTAACAACAAGACTAAATGACTCCCAATCTCCGTTTGAACCGGAGGCAGTTGCACTTAGATCTGCTGTTCCATTTAACCCGCCTCTTGACGGTGCAAGAACTGCAACAGTTTTTAAGCCTAACGAACTTGAAAGTTGTAAATTAACAAAATCTGTTCTGTATCCCCCTATACCGAGGACACGGACTATCGTTACTGAACCAGCACTTCTTAAATATTGTTGTACTGCGTATGGTGTATAATACGATTTAGACGTACCACCAAACATTTCTTCAAATTCCGAAAAATTTCTAAGAACTGTTGGAGTAAATGCAGGACCTTTATCAGTTGGGCCAATTATAGCCGCACCAATTTCACTAATTCCTTGAGGAAGAAATGAAAGATCTCTTTCACGGGTAAATACACCAGGACTTACGATTCTTTCTGCCATTGATTTTCT